TGCAGGCAATACTACGAACCTTACTTTGGGTACGCAAACTCTTGTCACAAAAGGGAATTTGGTAGTAGCAACCGAAGGATCACAAGAAATAGTATCAGGTGGTCCTTCTATAATGACATCAGAAGAACAAATTAATTTATCTTCTCCTGATATCAATATTGCAGCAACAGATATTTCTGTATTTGGTAATAGAGGCACAATAGGTGGAGGCAATACCGTACATTATGCCAAGACATTTCAAGGTAATTTAAATGGTACAGCAAAGAGAGCAGCCGCGTTAGGATCTGCATCTGGACAATTTGGAGGTCTATCGATATTCGCATCTAATAATGATTTGCTCAAAGAAATAGGTGGTTCATTTACTACAGAAGCACAAGCGGAAGCTGCAATTGGAGCTACAGCTACTGCTAATCCAACTGAAGGTATGACTGAATCTTATCTCACTGTATCGGATCGTGGTATACGTAAGGTCAAAATCGATATTGATGACTATCTCAAGAATCAACTTCTTGTACGCAAGTATACAACAGAAGAAGTTAGATCTAAGATGAGAGAACAAAAAAATAGAGACTTTGCAGAGTTTACAGCATATCAAGTTGCATCAGGTGTATTGAATGCTAATTATGCGAATACAGCACCGGGTGAATTTGGTCAGATATCGGTTACAAGTAAAGCACAATCACAGAGAGGTGTGAATAATTTAGGTCAAGTACGTGGTGTTGCACAAGTACAAAAATTTAAAACAGGTGAACGTAAAGTCAAGTGGAATATTGTGCCTGAGCTTAAATTTAAAAATAATATGCTTGGTACTGTTAATACAAATACAATAATCAATCATGATACATCAATAGGTAAATTTATTGGTACAGATGATCATGGTAAATTTAATGCTTTACCTAATGCAGATAAATCGCAATTAGCTAAGAATTATTTCATTATGTCTGAGATGATGAAGGTTGTTTCGAATAGTAATCATACGCCAACTGAGTTTGAGCCATATTCATTAGAAGTCGTAGAAGGTTACTATGCACCAGAGACTTATGGTATCGGTCCACCTGGTAAGCTACAAGAAGAAAAGCTTACTACAGATAGTATACTAGATTTACGTAATAAAGGTAGAGCGTTAGTATTTGAACTCAGAGATCAGAAAGGTAAGATTGACCTTGAAGCAACGTTTGCTTTAGCTATTGCATGGTCAGAAGTAGGTTATTTTGATAAGCTTACACTAGATTATGACACATATGACCCAACAGGAGATCTCAATGCACAAATTATTCTAGAGATACCTAATATAACTTCATTTACTAATATACGATTTAAGCGTAATGTACAAACATTATTTAATAATACTGTTCAAGCAAACGATGCATTAGTCGAAGTTTTCTTATTTAAAGACGCAGTTTAAAGTTATAAATAGATGAAAAAGGTTTAAAATGGCAAGACAATTATCAATAGAAGATGGAAATCTATCTAGTTCGATTCTTTCAAGCAGAAAGAAGTCGTATTCAGATATTGATCTATTGTTTGAAAGAAAACCGAGTGGTGACATATATAGAAAAACAGATGCTGATGCAGTAAAACAATCTGTTAAAAATATAGTTTCTACTAATCGATTCGAAAAGCCATTTGAAATATTCTATGGTGCTAATATTACTGGTATGTTATTTGAATTAGCTGATGCTGGTATGGGTACTCATATTGAGGATCAAGTAAAAAGTGCTATACATGATTATGAACCTAGAGCAAAAGTATTAAGAATAAATGTTTTTAGTAATCCTGACCGTAATTCATTACAGGTCGAATTATTATTCAGAGTAACGTCAACTGAACAAGAAGTAGAATTAGAAACTACTGTATCGAGGTTAAGGTAATGGTAACAACAATAAGATCAACAGATCTAGATTTTACAAATATTAAAAATAGTTTAAAAACTTCTTTACAAAATAATCCTGAGTTTAAAGATTATAATTTTGAAGGTTCAGGTCTTTCTGCTATGCTAGATGTATTAGCATATAATACACATTACAATGCATTAATTGCAAACATGGCGTTAAATGAATCTTATTTAACTACAGCTCAACTTAGATCATCAGTTGTATCACTTGCAGAAGCTATTGGTTATATGCCTGCTTCTAAGACTGCACCATCAGCAACAGTGAATTTATCAGTCAATACAGGTAATCTTGCAGGTAGGCCAACATTTCTATCATTACCTAGAGGTACTAAATTCACAACAACTGTTGATAACGTTTCTTATACATTTGAAACTATAGGTTCAGTTTCTGCAGAAGATAATGGCAATGGATTATATATTTTTAAAGATGACAGAGGCAGTGAGAATATCACTATAAAAGAAGGTACTAATACTACTAAAACATTTATAGTAAGTGAAAACTCACCAGATTCAGTATACGTTATTCCAGATAAAAATATGGATACTACTACAGCATTTGTAAGTGTATATGCAGATTTATCCACAACAACATTTACTACATATACAGATTTAAAAGAAGCAGATACTATTGACGATCAGTCTAAAGTCTATATCTTACGAGAAACGCCAAATGAATTTTATGAATTATCTTTTGGTGATGGCTATACATTAGGTAAAGCGCCAGTAGCTGGCAATAAGGTTGTCGTAGAATATCTATCTACTAGTGGGCCTGATGCAAATGGAGCAGATACATTTACTCCTGTTGCACAAATACCTGTTAATAGTGCAGGTGGTACAGTCAGTTTTACATTATCTATGACTACAGTAACTAAAGCTGTATCAGGTTCTCTTCCTGAGACAGTGGGTTCTATTCGTAAAAATGCTCCATTCTCATATGCATCTCAAAACCGTATGGTTACAGCCGCTGATTATGCTACACTTATTAAACGTAACTTCGGTTATCTTATAAAGGATATTCAAGCATATGGTGGTGAAGATGCTGTACGTAAAGAATATGGCGTTGTCTTTTTGTCTATAGTATTTAAGGACGATGTAACTCAGGCAACTATTGATAAGACAAAAGGTGACATCACTGCTTTGGCAAGACAGTTGCAGGTTATTACATTTGATGTGAAGTTCCAAGACCCAGATATAACATATCTAGAAACAGCAGTATACTTTCAGTTTAATCCTAAGTTTACATCTTCTTCTGTTCAAGAGATTCAGGACAGAGTTGAAGATGCAACAACAACTTACTTTGCTAATAATACAGGTTTATTTGATCAGTCATATAGACGATCTAATTTATTATCATTAGTAGATGACGTTGATCCATCTGTATTATCTTCACGTGCAACGCTTAAGGTACAAAAGAGATGGACGCCATTACTAGGTTCACAAGAAGCTGCGGTGCTTAGATATGCATCACCAATTGCTGAGCCTAACGATGAAAGCCATACTGTAACTTCTACTGCTTTCTTTTCTAGTGGTAAAAAGGTAACTCTTAAAAATAAATTAGATAGTTACAAATTGCAATTAGTTGCTATCGATGATAATACAGTATTTGTTGATAATGTAGGTGAATACGCACCTGCTACAGGTATTGTTACACTTACAGGTTTATTAGTAGATAGTATAATCGGTGGTAATTCATTTATTAAAATATCTGCAGTTGCAGCTAATGAATCATTCTCTTCACCAGGTCAAAACCAAATTGTTGTATATGATGATGGTCCATCATTCGTGCAAGCTAACTTAGTAACAACGAGCTAATATGTCTTTAGATAAAACATTACGCGATATAAATCGTAGGCCAATATCGGTCCAAGATAAGAAGCATGTAGATAATGTGCTACCTGAATTTTTTCAGACTGAATATCCAAAGTTTGCAAAATTTCTAAATGCATATTATGATTATATGGATAGCGATATATCACCTACGCGTCTTATTGATGAATTATTTTTAAATCGTGATATTACACAGGTCGATATAGACCTGTTATCTTTTATAGAAGATGAATTACTACTAGGTCAACAATACTTTGAAGGATTTGTAAATAAGCGTGAGGCTGCAGATTATTCAAGTACACTATATAAATCAAAAGGTACAAAATATAGTATCGAACAGTTCTTTCGTGTGTTTTATAATTCATTTGTAGATGTTAAATATACTAAAGAAAATGTTTTTATTGTGGGTAATGTACATGATATCGATAAAGAGAAAGCAAATCAAAATGCAGGCATAACTCCTTATGCTCCTGAAATAACTGTATCAGCATCACGTATTGGACCTGATGAACAGAGATATTTAACTGATGATAAATTATATCAGAAGTATGCGTTGCTTATTAAGTCTACATTACCTATAGACACATGGAGAGACATATATAAATTATTTGTTCATCCGGCAGGTATGTATGTTGCTGGTGAAGTTCAAATTGTAAGCATAGCAGAGCCTGATTATTTGCTAATGCCTCCAGGTATTGCAGATTCTACAGGACCACAATTCACTGGTATAGCAGATGCTGCTATGGTTGGATTTAATGCAACTAATCATATTGTACAAGATTTAGGTTCTCGAATTGAACCATTTACTCTTGCACCCATACAATTAGGGCAATTCCAGGGTGGTATGATGACGCTACAAGAATTTGATAATAACTTTGACAACTTAGCAGAAGGTACAAACGCTGGTTCACAAACATTTGACGAAGATAGTGTGGTTGGTGATTCATCATATCCAAGAATGTCAAGTAATAACCAACTACTACTTAATTTTAGTAACGACTTCTTCTAAAAACTATTATAAATAGTGATAACTTTTAAAGAGAGATAACATGGCTAGACAAACAATTAATACTGGCACTACCGCAAACGACGGTACAGGTGACTCATTACGTAATGCCGGTAATAAAATTAATCAAAACTTTCAAGAGATATATCAATTTCTTGGCGAAAGCGATCAAGTATCTCCATATTTGTTTATTGATTCTGATGGTATTCATTTTAATGGTGCGAGTGTTAATTCATTCAAAACTATTTTAGATGTAGAAGATCCTACTCAAAACAATACTATTACATTACCAGATTCGAGTGGTAACGTTGTAATAGATACAGCAGCACAAACACTTTTCAATAAGACATTAGCACAAACTGCATTAACAGAACCACAAATAAAGGATAATGACTCTAGTCACAATTATAAAATAGTTCCAGGTGCATTAACAAGCAATCTGAATATAAATTTACCTTCACTTACAGATAGTGATACATTTGTAATGACTAAGGTAGCACAGACTTTAGAAAATAAAATATTAGATTCAGCAACCATTAACTTTCCAAAGATTAATCGTATTTTAGATACTAATGGTGCAACTGTCACTAAATATGAAGCTTTTCCTAATGCGGTAAATTACTTATCAATGGGTGGAGAAGCAACAGGATATCCGCCGTCAGTATATGTCGATGGACCTGATACAAATATTAATTTAGCATTAGGTGCTAAGGGTGACGGCGCCGTAGTAATGGATACTAAGTTTGCTTTAAATAATTCAGTACATACTGCAGATGGTACAGTAGATAACGAAGCACCTCTTTGTATATTTAATTCAGCCGCTCCGGTAATCGGATATTTAGATGACGGTGCAGTTATCGGTGAATTAAAATATTTTGTAAATGCAGGAACAGGTACCGCTACAGTAACACCAACAAATCTTGCCGGCGCTGCATCAAATGTTACATTTGCTGCAAACCAAGCCGGATTTATGATATGGACAGGTTCCTTTTGGTACCTAGCATCAAAACAATAGGATAGATAAATGCCAGCAATAGTTACAGACAATTTTAAAAGACGAGTTATTGATACTCTGATCAATGATG